CAGGCACAGGTAAGACATACATTGCCTTGTACAAAGCCTTGGAAGAGGCTATGGATCGTAACAATCCCTTCAACAAGGTGACTATTATCCGTAGTAGTGTCCAGAGTCGTGACATGGGCTTCTTACCCGGTGATGCAGATGAGAAGATGGAGGTGTACATTCAGCCCTATCGACAAATCTGTAGTGACCTGTTCAAGCGTAAGGATGCATGGGATCGATTGGTAGAGCAGGGACATATTGAGTTTGTGTCTACCTCGTTCATCCGAGGTACTACCTTCTCCAATAGTATCATTGTCGTGGATGAGACACAGAACATGACGTTTGAGGAACTGGACACCATCATTACCCGTGTTGGTGACAAGTCTAAGATCATCTTCTGCGGGGATTACCGACAGACTGACCTGAAGAAGAAGGATGATAAATCAGGTATCCTGAAGTTCTTTGACATTGCAGGTAAGATGAAGGAATTCATTCGTGTGGAGTTCCACATTGAGGATATTGTTCGTAGCTCACTGGTTAAGAATTATATTATTGCGAAGACTAACTATGAGGATGGTGTATGAGTAAAGCTAACGAGAACATTGAAGACCTAATGCTAATGGCTGAGGGACAACAGAAGGGTATGATCAGGACTATCACTCAGCAGATGAATACTCACTTGGTGTTCATTGATGATGATATTACCGATCCTCGTAACTACCGTGATGTTATTCACTGCTTGGCAACCTGTGGTGATAACGATTCAGTTAATCTATTGGTCAATAGCTCAGGTGGCAGGACTGACTCTATCTGGCAAATCATTGAGACCATGAAAGGATGTCGAGGTGATGTATCGGTTACGGTTATTGGTGCTGCATACAGCGCTGCTAGTATGTTGGCTTGTATGGCTGATGAGTGTTACATTGCTGACTCTGCTGAGTTCATGCTTCATACTGCTCATTATGGTTCCATTGGTACTGTTCCAAATGTGCAGGGCCAAACTGAGTTCGCTACGAAGCAGATTAACAAACTGTTAGACAAGGCTTACACAGGGTTCCTGACTCCTAAAGAGATGGAGGAGTTGAAGCAAGGTAAGGAGTTCTGGTTCGATGCTGAGGAGGCAGGTAAGCGAATGACTCGTCGTTATAAATATCTCAGTGGATTGAGTAAACCACCTAAGGTTAAGAAGGTGAAAGAAGTTGAGGTAGAATGAAAAAGGCCACTAGAGCGTGAACTCTAGTGGCCTTTTGCGTTACTACTTACCTTTAATTTCCATGATCTTCTCTAAGGTGCGACCACCGAAGTAGAAACTCATCACCAACATTCCCCACTGCCCTAGTAACTGGACATAGGTTTCATTAGCTTTGATGCCATTAGCATCCATGATACCGAAAGTAAAGTATCCTGTGAAAATAGCCACAAGGGTCATAGGTCTAATGTTCTTGGACAACCAAGAGTCACTAGCCATGTCTGCCTTCTGTCGATCAGTCACATTGTTCTGCTCTGTCTTATACAGATCAGTCTCGTTAGCCATCTTAGCCAATTCCCCATCCTGAGCCATTTGTGCTAGCTTCAGTTGAGCCTCTGCCTTTTGAGCAGGGTCAGGGATTAGTTTGTCGATAAGCTTACCACCAATGCCTAAAAGTGATTCTAGGATCATATGTATTTACTCCTATGTAACTCGATATGAGGGCCATCACGGAAGGATTGCCAATCACCACCCCAGACAATATCAACACCTAGCTCTTTGGCTACTTTCTTGATGTGATCAGCTACCAGTTGATAGTACTTGAAATCCCAAGTAACTTCACCGTCCTTGATCACTGCAAAGTCAATCGCATGGCCTGTGATATGCCTACTGTTCATGGTCTTGGACTTACCTGAATCGAACAATACCTTCTGACGCTCCTTGGTGCGAATGCCTTCACTGATGGAGAAGTCCAAAGGAGACTCTTTAATAGCCTCCTCTATTACTTTTACTAGGTCAGGATGAACTCCTTTGAGCCTGTCCTTGCTACGTTGGCTTAGTGCGAATGTCATGGTGTTGCTCCCATAGTAGCGCCAAACAGCCCCGGAACAGCAAAGCCCTGTTTAGGAGTTTGCAGGTTACCAGAAGCAATCTGACCAATAAGATTCTTCATTTCACGTTGACGCATAGAAGCTAATGCTTTATCAGCTAAATAACCACTTCCAGCCATGCCCAGACCAATGCCTCCCATTACAGCAGTAGCTCCTTGGCCTGTAGTGGCAGCAGTAGCAGCGCCACCCAGTCCTGCTGTCTGTGCAAAACCACGTTGAGGGTTGAACTTAGACAACAAAGACAGCAAGCTATCCAAGTCGGTAGACTGAGCAGCAGCTTTGATGACATTCTGCTCTCTAGAAGAGAATTGTTTCATCTTTTCCACATTAGAGGTAAGGTTTACCAGCTTAGCTTTGAGGACATCACCTGTAGGGCCGGTTGTACCTTCCATACGAGCAGTAGACGAGTCCAAGATGTCCTGCAACACTTGAGCACGAGATTGATTACGCCAGTCCTTACGGGCATTTTCAAGAGTCTTAAAGACTTCTTTGCTGTTCTGACCAGACAAAACTAATGTATCTTTGGGAGAGATGTTACCTAGATAAGAATCAATCTCATTCTTGACAACATTAGCCAGACGTGCCGTATCATCAGTTCCTTGAGCTAACCCGCTAAAGGTACTTCTGATCTTCTCCAACCTACGGAAATCTACAATCTTGTTATCTGTAATTTGTTGAAACAGTTTCAAGTTTTCCTGAATTGGTTTGTGAGCAGAGACAATATCGGGATCATAGTTAGCTGCTCGGAGTTCTGACTCAATGTTAGGCATGAGTTTATTCTTCAGAGTGTCAGTACGCACAGCAACACCTGCATTGTCCACAGCCTCAAAACTACGGGAAGCTCGTTGTCGAATCTGGTCGATTGTCACAGGTTCTTGACGAGGGCCTGTCAAAGCAAAGCCTGTCTTACCTACAGCAGAACCAGCAACTGTACCTGTCGCTAAACCGGCAGCCAGAGCAGCCCAAGGACTACCTGTAAGCTCTTGCGCTTGCTGAGCAGCAGATTGACCTACGATAGCACCTGTAGCTGTGGCAGCAGCTTCGGACATACCTCGACCGACTACTTGTCTAGCTGTTGCTCCTTCAGCTTGCGATGCCATAGGCAGACGCATACCGGGAGTCATCATACCTGCCACTGCTTCAGCACCTGTCTGTACCTTCTGTTCCAAGCCGGGGCGTGGAGTTGGTAAAGTTTGGTCAAGTGCTTGTTGCTGTAACTGAGACAGGTAAGGAACACGCCGATCTGAACCTACTGCTTGCAAGCCAAGGTTAGCAGCTCCCGAAGCAAAGTCAGCCACTGCATTAGGGACAGCAGACAAGCCTGTGATGCCAGCACGGGCAGTCAGTCCAAGTTGCCGCCCAAGCTCAGATACCATTGAAGGTTGCTGAGCAGCAGGGGCCTCTTGAGGAGCAGACTCAGAGCCTTTTAAAACTGCTGCAATCTGGTCATCTGACATATCATCAGGGAACTCGACTACTTCATTACCTACCTGAATATATTGAGCCATTATTTACCTCCACTGACTGCTTCAAGCTGACGTGTTGCAGGATTGTATCGTTTAGTTGCTACAGGAGGTTTCGCAGACTCAGTATTATCAGGAGCACCAGAAGCAAAATCAAAATCATTAAGATTACCTTTCTTGGTAGCTTCTTTAGACATACGCTGATAATAATCAATGTTCTTGCTGTGAATCTCTTTAAGCTTCTTAATCAACTCGGTACGTGCAAGTTGGCTGTTACGGAGTTGAGGAATACGTGCTTCAATAAACTCACGATCAGCGTTAGAAATCTGAGCACCGAGCTTACCACCCAAGTCTTGCATAACCAAGTCTTTAGCTTGTTTATCATAGATTTCAGAACTGCCTAATGTCTTAGCTGCCTCAGGGCTTAACAGGCCAAGAGATGACAAGAACTGACCTGCGCCAATAGCAGAACCTGCAAGAGGGCCTGAAATCAGAGGGCCTTGATTCAGCTTCTCCATGTTTGCCAAGCGGTTAACAGCGTTAGCGGAAGCTTTAGCTTGTGTCTCGACTTCTGCAAGTGTCTTGGCTTGTAGCTGTCCGCGCTCTTTAGCAAAGGCTGATTCCTGTGTGTTACTCACATTGATATTTGTCTTGTTTGCTCGCTCTTTAGCAGTTTCCTCAACCTTAGCGTTAACCTTCTCCATTTCTTTAGGCTTCAGCTCAGAATAAGGTTTGCTGTAGAGTTGACGGGAATAACGCTCAGCTTCAGAACCGAAAGAAGGAGTCTTATCAGCAGGAATCAGAGCATCCAATTCATTCTGCAACAGAGTAGCAGTCTGTGTGTCGCCTGCTTCCTTGTACACTGGAAGGGCTGCCTTGATTGCTGCAATACGTTGGGCTTTCTGAATATCCGCAGGAGTGGCAGCAGCGTTCCTCTCAGCGGTATTCTTAGTGATTATAGACCGTTGAACATCAGCATCCAAAGCAGACTTATTGGCAGCTTGATAACGGTTAGTCAGCTCACTGACCAGTGCGTAATCGTTGTTCTGCATAGCAGTTTGAATACCGCGCTGCAACGATTCAGCACTGGTCAGGTCTAACCCTTGCATCAAACCTTGTCGCTGCTCTTGACGTTGTAACTCAGGGTCTTTGTAGCCCAACAAACCTGCACCGGCATCGCCTAAGCGACTACCGGCAGTGTAGAAGGCCATCTGAGCAGCTTGTTGAGGATCAAGCTTAGCGAACTGCAAAGCCCTAGCTTGAAGCTCATTGTCACGTTGTCGTTGGATAGACTCAGGAGTCATACCGAATAAACTATTCATTACATCAGCCATTATCTATCCTTTAAAAGTCCAACCAGCCTGTAGGCGAAGTAGCTGCATAGCTGGTAGCTTGGTTATATTGCTGTTGAGGGGTAACAGGAGAACCGCCCATCCAGTTAGCTATTCCGCTGGTGAAGCGAGAGTTACTACCCAAGCCTTGCAAGGTAGAACCAAGAGCGCTGTAACCAGTACCTCCCTGCATTGTACGGGCAGCATTAGTACCACCTTGTAACAGAGTGTTACCTACGTTAGTACCATACTGAGCAGAACGACCACCCAACTGAGCACCTAAGTCCAGAGGACTCTGACCAAGTTTCTCCAACTCAGAAGCCAAACCAATCTGTGTCTGAATTGGGCTATAACCCGAGGTAGCAATCTTAGCACCTTCACCGAACAGACCTGCACCGAACTGAGTCTGAGCACGTCCTTGAGCCATAGCATCAGCAGACAACTGTAAGTCTTGCTGCATCAAGGCATTGTAGTAAGCCTGTTGCTCAGGGTTAGCGTTACCTAAGTTACCGCCTTGAGCAGTACTCAGACCACCACGACCTGTATTGAACAGGTTCTGAGTGATCTTGGACTGAGCCATGTCTCGGCTAGGCTGCAACAGTTGCTGCTGCTTCGCCATCCAGTCAGCCGCTGTCTGCTCAGGGGAAGTACCTAAGTACTGCTGACCTAAGTTGAACAATGACTGAGCACCTTGTAAGCCTTGAGCACCTAAACCTGCACCACCAGCACTAGCCTGAGCTAGAAACTGATCACGCAAAGCTGCAATGTCAGGAGCTACATCGTAACCTGCATTTGTTAAGTAGCCTTCCCGAGCTGCTCGTGATTGATAATCAGATAAAGCAGTGTCGTATTCAGCCTGTGTTTCAAAAGCATCCCGTTTAGGAGCAGGGACACCGGGAATACCCATTTCAAAACGAGAAGAACCGAAGCGGGATGTGATACCCACTGGACGGAACTTCTGAGCTTCAGCAGCAATACGAGCTGCTTCGAGTTGAGCGTTAGCAGATGTATTGGCAGCATCGCCAGCAGCATCCGCTGACATCATACCACCTAAGAGACTAGCACCAGCAACAATCCACGGCATATTAAGCCTCTACTTTCTTCTGTTTGATTAAAACTTGATCTACTTTATTCACGTCAGTTTCCTCAGTTTGGTGAATACAGAACCATGTAGAGTCTTCTAAGGCTACAATGACATGGTTCACATTCTTCACAATATTGATACAAGCAGGGGCTGTATATTCTTCTACTTTATCGTCATCCAGTAAGACTCTAACCTTGCCCTGAGCTAAGATACTCAGGTGGTCATAGTTATGCTGATGCTGACAAGCCATAGCACCTTTAGGGATAAACATCTGCTTGGCGTATAAGCCTTCGCTAAAGTGGTGTTCTATCATGCTGTCAGGCATTTATGCCGTCCGTTTCCACATAGCCACAGTGATGTATGGCTGGAGGTTAGCGTTAGTTCCGCTGGAGCCTGTTGATGCTGTTGTTGTTGCCACCGTAATACCTGTAGTTTTTGATGCTGTAGTATCATTAACGTACAACGTACCGTTTATAGAGCCGTTATACGGGGATTCAGGTAAAGCACCTTCAGCGTCTGAGCCTGCCCGATACAAACTATGCACGTGCCCCGGATCAGTAACCGTAGATGTAGCTGTGTGTGTGTGGCTCACAACAATAGCATCCTTACTACCACCAGTCTCTTCCAAGGCATCAAACAGAGTATCACTACCGTTTAAGCCTACCATGACTCGACCTGCACCGAAGGCTGTCCAAGTACCGAAGCCAAGCAAGGTAGCCGGGTTAGTGGACACACCAGCATTGATGTAGATAGAGCCTACAGGATACAGAGACTGTAACGCTGTGGTCACAAAAGCTGTAGTGGCAATCTGTGAGGTGTTAGTGCCTGCCACTGCTGTAGGTGCTGTAGGAGTACCTGTCAGAGCTGTATCAACACCGTTAGACTTAGTAGCAATAGCTGCTGCAATGTTGTTGAACTCAATATCAATCTCAAGACCTTTTACGATCTTTAAAGGGTTGCCTGAAGCTAGAGAATCTTTACTAGCAAAGTTAGTACTTTTAACGTAATCAGTCATTATAAAATCTTCCCGTTCTTGGCCTGAATCTCGATCTTCTGGATACTCAAAGGAGAACCATTAATATCAGCTTCGTAGCCTGTTTGAATAACCTTACCAGCACCTGTAGGATAAGCTATAAGTGTCTGTAATGAGATACCATCAGAATACTCAGCAGTAGTGTTATACTCAGCTATGTTGTATTCGGAGATACCTTGTGTTGGAATCTTACTTGTCTGAGAGTAATAGTTCTCTTTAAAGTCATATCCCCACTTCATAGTGACATATTGGTTAGTACCTCCAATAACCACAATAGAGAGTTTCTTCAAGATTGAGGTAACCGAAGGAGCACCTAAGTCAGTATGGTTGGTGAAGTACAGCATACGGTAACTGGCTTCGTTGTCTTGATGACCATAATACTTACCTACATAGCCTTCCTTACCAATCAATAAGTCACGGTTACGCAAGTAGCAGAAGCTCTTAGGTTGGATACTGTCCCAAGTTGTAACCCGAGCAGAACCATCCTGAAGCATAGCTTTCATGTCGAAGCAGTAGACTGTCTTCAGTAAAGGCAATGTCAGTAAGTAGAAGGACTCATAAGGACTGTAGATAGACCGGACAAGACTCAAGTTCTCACCTGCTACAGCACCCATCAAGTCATTACGTACGTTCTTAGACAAGTCCCTGAAAGGAGCTGACTTCTCTTGGATGGTACGCAGGACACTGCGAACACCTGTATCCGACAGGAAGATGATGTCTGAGCCTGTGTTCTGGATACTATCACGAGCAATACAACCAATACCTGTCACCGCATCGGAGAGCTTAAACACCCCTGTAGTCACCACATCCTGAGCACCGGAGTACACCAAGATATTGTTCTTACCGAAGATGAATAAGAATCCATTGTGAGAGGCAAGACCTGTTACGTTATCCGCACCGTTAGGCCATACAGAGGTCACATCTAAAGAACCTGTAGAGCCCCCTGACCACTTGTGACCAGCTAGAATATCAGACCAATAGACAACAGCCTTCTCAGAGTTGGTATCTGCTATCCACAGACGACCGTAAGCAGACAGAACAATGTTACCTGCTGGAGGTGTGCCTGAAGATCCTGACTTCTCCGAGACTCTACGATACGTTGTAGTACTAACAGCAGGGTCGAACACTAAAGGATCATGTCCACCTTGGAACAGATACAAGTGTTCATTCAGACAAGCAATCTGCCAGTTGTTAGCTGTGATGGATGGAGCAGTTCCCCCACCACCGTAGGTCAACTGAGTAAGTGTATTGCCTACCAGCTTGAATATCTTGTTGTTACCTGTACAGATAGTGTACTCAGAACCGTTATCGGTAACCAACTGACCGATAGCTGTGATGTCAGCAGAGCCTAGAGCACCACTGGCAGTATTAACCTTAGTCCAGCCTTTACGAGCACCTACACGACCATACTGGTCAATGACACAGTTGGTAGCGTTAAGAGCAAAGCCTGATGCTAAATCAAGTGAACTGTCCTGAGTATTTAATCCATAAAAGCCCGGAGCAGTGATAGCGAATGTTTGGATGGTTTGTGCCATACGTTACACAGCCTCCCAAGTCTCTTCCTCGATGTACCGTGAAGATTCAATAGCGATATAGTCAGACAAGGAAGCCTTGTACAGAGCATATGCTTCTGAGCTAGGTAAACCACCGTCCTCACCACGTTCA